GTGTATATCTCCATTAATGATTTCATATATATAATCCTTATCGTTCATGTAGTGGGCTAACATCCTTAACTCTAAGCCTGATGCATCAACCCCTACTAATTTATACCCTTTTTCTACTATCCATAATTCTCTACATTCTTTTCCGTAGGTTGAATGCACAGCAGGAACTTGAGCCATATTGGGCGATTGATGACTCATTCTCCCTGTAATTGTACCATTGGTTATTACTTTGCCATGCACTCTACCATCTTCTCTAACTGCTTCAATCCAGGAGGAAACTTGGGCGATTCTTTTTTGAAGCATTAGAAACCTGTTAATTAATTTAGCCTCAGGAATATTTTTTATCGCTGATAATACTTTCTCATCTACAATAATATGTCCTTTGTCAGTTTTCTTTTTTGGTTTCCATCCTAGCCTAACTAATCGTTCTGCTATTTGTTGACGTGAGCCTAAATTAAATTCTTTAATTTTTACTTTTATAAAAGGTACACCTTTGACATACCCTCTAGCTTTATTGTTAGACTTAGGAATAAACTCTTCTTCTAATCTTAGTGGTGGAAAAGTTTCTCTTACTTTGTTTTGTAAATCTGTCATGTCTTCTTGGAATTTACTTTGTAACATATAAGCACCAACAACGTCTAGCTTAAAGCCTCTCTCATGTTGTCCTTGTATGATGGTCGCAACCTCATGTTCTAACTCTATAGAGTCTCCAAAGTTTTTCATCTTAATCATTAAGAATTTATAAAGTCGTTCAGTTAACTCAACATCATTCCTACAATATTCCAACATCTCTTTACTTAGGTAATCAAATTGTTCGAATTGTATTTTCTGTTGTCCAAGTTTTAAACCCCAGTTCTTTAATGAATGTCCACCATCTATAACTGGGTTGAATACCCTTGATAAAACTAATGTATCTGTAATTTTACAATTTGTAAATAAATCCTTACCAAAAAATTTATTTAATACTGGTACATCAAATCCAATTATATTATGTCCAATAAATTCTTTTGTTTGTTTAGCAAACTCTTCAAATCTATTTAGATTATGTCCATCTTTAAATTGATAATAAGTATCTTGATGTTTACAAATGATACACCATACCTTATCTGCTGTCATGGTAGTCTCAATATCAAATACTACTTTATCAAATTTCATCATCAACCATTTGAACTTCGTTAAGTCTACCAGTATCTACATCATATTTTAAATCACAACATGGTCCAGTTAATCCTGAGAACCTATTTTTTAATACTCTTATTCTTGTTGTATTTCTAATATCAGGGTCGCTATTCTGAGCGTCTCTCTCTAATCCGATTACCATATCACTAAGTTGTCCTATACTTGCTGAACCTCTTAGTTGTGATAGGGAAGTTGAAGCACCTTCTTCATGTCCTTTACCCTCAGGTCTTCTTAAATGAGATACAACAATCATAGATAAGCCTGTTTCTTGAACAAGTGTTCTAAGCCTAGTCATAATTTCATCTAATGCTCTTCGTTCATCTCCATGTGATTGGTCTGATACAATAATACTAACATGGTCTATTATAACATACTTACAATCTAATCCTTTAGCTAAATATCTAACTCTTGAAACTATATTATCAATTGAATTAGAACCGAAGTGGTCAAACATAAATACTCTGCCAGTACCTACTGTTGCATCAAAGTAAGTCTTCATCTCTTCTTTACTTACATGAACGTCAGGCAAATGTAATCTTTGATTAGCTTCTATACTCATTAAACCTTTGGAAGTTATTACTGGAGTTTCCTCTAGCATTAACAAACCTATATTATCTTTAGTTGATTTAATGATATGATGTACAATCTCTCGCATCACTTGTGTTTTACCTAGTCCACTACCTGCTGTAAAGGTAACTAACTCTGATGGTCTTAATCCATATGTTATTTTGTTCATTCCTTCAAAAGGATATTGAACAAATGATTTTAATGTTGGTTTAGTTATCTCATCAAATAATATATTTGCATTTATAATACCATCAGGAGCATATAACTTTGCACCCCAAAAAGCTTTGGTATATATTTGTAATTTATTTTTACTTAAACAATCTGAGGCATCCTTATATCCCTCAGGTAAATGCATAACCTTACATTTTCCTGGAGAAAAAAGTTCAGCTACTTTCATAGCCCCTTCTTGTCCTTGCTTGTCATTATCAAAATTAATAATAACATTATCAAACTGTTCTAAAAAATCTAAACTTGTTTTAATATCTTTAACAGCAGAAGTAATACCATTCTTAATACTTACTACTGGAGTTTCATATTTATCTGTTTTAAATATTTGATAAGCTGATAAACAATCCAACTCACCTTCTGTTATAATTATATACTTATTTTTAGAGAAGAGATGTTCCCCAAACAAACCTGAGTTCTTTGTGTTTCCTTGAATACTAAATTCTTTTAACTTAGTATATCTAGTTTTGGTTGCAATCTTTGCACCTTGCTTATCATGGTAGGGGTAATAGTGATTGGTAATAGTACCAACACTATCCATCTTAACTGTAACCCCAAACCTTTTACAAGTTTGTTCTCTTATATTTCTATCTATAATTTCTGCAAAGTTAGATTGTTTTAAATAATCTTTAACCTCATATTCGTTTGCTGAATTAGTTGTATTAACTTCTTGTGCTTCCATATTATATTCCTTTATATATTCTTGACAGGAGAAACAATATGCCGAACCATCCTTATTCATTGATACCGCATCACTACTAGAACATAGTGGACATGGTAGATGGTACTTTATAAACCCATTATTATCTGTTTCCATTGTCGCCCTCATTAATAGTTAGTCTAAAAAAAAGGAGAAGGCAACCTACTACAAGTCGCCTCCCCCAAGGAGTAGTCAAATGAACAGCTGTATTATTCATTTAACATCTGATACTACTAAAAATCTTCCTTGATGTCAACACCATTTGAAGATTCTTCTATGGTAAAATCTTCTCTTGGTTGATACTCAATTAAGTCTACTACTTGTACCGCCTGTAAGTCTAAGCCTACACCTGTCTTACCTTTATAATTCCAATCATAAGACTTGTACATAACTTTAACCTTACTACCATTACCAACAATTTTATCTAATGGTTTTTTCTCTGCATCTACTAAAGTAGGTTGTGAGTTTTTATCACCATTGGCTTTTGAAACTTTACGTTTAAATGTAACCATATTCTTAATAGGCTTATCATCAACAACACTTTCTTTGAGAACGATACCTTTGCTCTTAAGGTCTTCGGCTGAAGCTTCATCTAATGATAAGTCAACTCGCCACATGGGTTCAAACTTTTCGTTTGGTCTTGTTAAGGATGCCCAGTAAGCTATGCCTTCTACTATTGCCATATATATTTTACCTCTATTTTTATTTGTTATTATTTAATAATGAAACTGTATCACAATTATTCCTCATTGTCAACAACTTTATCTTCTGAATGTAATGCTTCATCAATTTTTTGATTAATAATTCTTTTGATTGAATCTTTTTTTTTAGCCTGTGATTCTACTTCATGTACTTTTTTACCTAAAGTTTGTACATCATCATTAGCTTGTTCCAATTGAATTAATAATTTTTTAATTCTTAAATCTTTTTCTTCAGTTAATCTTATTAAAGATTGTTTCTCATCTGCTAATGATTTTAACTGTTCTTTATATTCTCTGATTAAATCTTTACTACTCATAATTTTTATAAACTATAGCACCTCTCATTAAATATTTCTTTTATTGGTATGACCACACACTTACTGGCTCTATAGTCTCCTATACTTTTTGTGTGTGTCTTCTTATACTTCTTAACAATTTTTTTTAAAGTTGGAACTCTAAAGACTAACATACAATATTCCTTATTAGCTTGTTCAAGAATATGAAACCACCATTTAGCTTCTGTTTTTTCTATACCGCTTGGCTTCCCTCTATACTCATACTCAATAGCAATGTTACCTGTTTTTCTCCACCAACTACGTTCAGTTTTTATTTCTATCTTATCACCACCTAATAGTTTAGCTACTCTTTTCTCTCTAAGTTGACCATACTTTAGGTCAATATCAAATTTAGAATTATTATTTAGTTTCATTTTTTTAACTTTCATTTTCAAATGTACAAAAGTATTCTAATAAAAATTTATTTAAGTTCTTGTGTTTAAATAAATCTTTTACGTTTGCCTTTTTTATTTTTATAAATAGTAGATGGACAAAATAAGGTGTCATGTTTGCGAATGAACAGACATCTACAAAGTATTGGTTTTTAGTATTGAACCATGCATCTGCTTCTTCCACAATATGTTTTCTGCTTTGCCCCCATGCGTGTATATCAACATCAAGAGAATCCATAATCGCCCTGACTATAACATTTCTCCACAGTAAAACTTCAGGTGTAATAAAGAATGCTTGTCCTTTTCCTTCTAGTAAAGTGTCGTTAAGTATCATGTTTAATCTTCCTCAATATCTGAAAACGATACTGTTTTTTGTTTTGCTTTATCGGTATATTGTTTAGCAATCTTTTTGTTATAAGCCTTCTCATCTATTTCTTCTACAGTACTTCGTGATAGTTTAACATCACGATTAATTATATTAGAATAATTACTAAACTTAATTTTACTTAATATCTTTGGCTCTTCTTTTGCTGTAAAATAATCTTCAATAGTTAGATGCATACTTACGTGGCTCTTCTTTATAAAATATTTCATATTCCCTTTGACTAAATTGTTTAACGAAGGTCAGGCTTGAGGACATTCCCCTGTTCTTTAACCGAAAGTGTTTAGACTTCGACCTGACTATATACTTTTAGTACTCGTATTCTTTAATAATTTGTATTGCTCGAGCATGGGCAGGATGTCGTTTAATATATCCCTTCCACTCTATATAATGTAGTATATTAAATATACTACTCTTAGATTTATTACCCATAAACTTCATCATATCTTCAAAGGTTGGCATAATTTTATTTTTCTTTGCGTAAGCTTTAAGAAAAGAGTATAGCTTATATTGTTTTTTTGTCAACATAAATTAAGTATAACATATTTTTGTGGCAACATTATGTTAGGTCTTAGTGTTACAACTACAAAGCTTATGGTATTCTTTTCCTCCTGTTCTTAACTGTCTCTCATATTTAACTTCTGCTTTTAAATTTTTTACCTCTTCTCTTAAGGAAACAATTTCTTTAGAAAGTTTTTTTTCATTTTCTATTTGTGTTAGATATGGGTCGTTCATGTTTTTTCCTTTGCCTTCCTACCCTTTACAATAGACCAGTAAATATGAGTTAGGTGGGGGTTCGTTCCCCAATTTGTTTTCCATAAATAATTTTTAATCGTATCTAATATTCTCTTATCACAATGCACCTGTTTTTTAATTATATTTCTTATATCTCCACTCATTTTTAATTACCTCCATCTTGTTCATTTAAACTATATGCAACAGATTGCTCGAATAAATAATAATTATTTTTATCATACTCCTCTGTCTTCATCATAAGTTTAGCATAAACATCTGCATCTTCTCTTGTTGCAAATCCTTTTTGTGAATAGAAAGTAGTCTGTCCATCTAGCTTTGACATAACTATATATCTATTTGCATTTACATTTTCTTTTTTCCCAAACATTTATATCCTCCTATATTCCTTGAGTAACTCTTCACTCAACATTAACTTTAATACTTTTTTTGCTATCTTTTTTTTCTTCTTTAGTTTTGTTTTCTTTTTTATTTTTTTTAAAAGTTTCATAAACATTTCCTTTAATATCTTTCTTGGTTGTTATTATGGTCATCATGTCTACACCATTGTATGCTTTGGCATAGACACTTTGTGATGCTACAACTCCTGCTCCGCTTGATAAGAACAGTAGTTCACTACAACTATTTAATAATAAAAGAAATATTATATACTTAAACATTTTATATTATTAGCATTGGTCTTTAGATGCAGGTAGTCCATCTTCTTTATCATATAACCACACATAAGAGTATGATACATGAGTATCATCTTCTATACATTTTTTTCCTAAACTTAATCTAGGGTTTTGAATACTGCTACATCCTATTAAAGTCATAGCAAATAAAATTATTAGTATTGGTTTCATTTTTTTCCTTTTGTTTATACTTCAGTTCTTTAGCCAAAGATTTAACTTTGTAACAGGGTTACTGTATCGCCTTTGAATTTATATCTTAACATATTTTTTAATAGAAGTCAAGTATTAATTTATTATCTTTGCCTTACATAAACCACTTTCTATCATGTGCTTGGCTGTTTCTCCATACCAATCTTGTAGTTGCCAAACTGCTCCTATGTCTATAAGGTATTGCCATGCCCCTATCTCTTCTCTTGCTGTGGCTGATACAATAAATCCCTCACATATTCCAACAGCTGTATGAGTTTTCTTTAATATATTTTTAGGTAGTTTCATTTTTTTATATCTCTTATAGTATTCTACCTCCAACTTACTATCAAAAACTCTACGATTATATATAGCTTTTTTTATTCTTATTTTTTTAAACATCTTATAGTTTCTCTATCATCTTTTTTTTTATTTGAAAACCACCCTCGGAATCCCATAGTCCATATGTTTCTCCTTCTACCCAATCGTCAATGTTAGCATCATGTGATTTTTGATGTGCCTCATTCTTATTCTTAGCTTCTATGTCTAAGTAATAAGGTACTGTTTCATATCCCCACACTCTATACTTATTCATCCTTTGTATCACCTTCCACTTCTATTTGTGTATCATCCCCATATTCAACTCCATTAAATAAAACTTTACATTTAGGATAGTCTTCATGTTCTACAATGGAAGTTTCACCTTCAGTAAATGAACCCCAATCCACTCCTATCTCTCGTACTTCTTCTTCAGTTAATTGTTTAGGTGAAGTTATAGTCCACTCTCTTACATCAACTGATTGCTCTGTATATTTATATTCATACTCACTCTTAGGCATAGGCACTCCTGCGTTTCGATACTCTTCCTCTTGTGTCATTGGTATTCTTTTTTTGTCCATCTTTCTACTCCTATTTGTTTGATTAAACTAATCCTAATTCTTTTAGTATAGTAGCTTTATCTTTTGTTATCTCTTGCACACTATGAACTTCTATTGAATTCTCCATTGCATTATCCCAATAAGTTTCATTATCTACAATAAGTTTCTTACTCAAACACCAAAAAGATTTGCAATACCCATAGTCCGATAGCTTTTTATCAAACAAAGCTACATCACTATGTTCATAGTCTCCTATTCTCATATCAAATGTTACCAATATATTCTTTTGCATTTATTATTTCTCCTATATTTTAGTTCCAAATACTGAGTACTCTTCCTCAGGTTCATCATCCATGTAACTAAACTTTATTCCTTTTGGTTCTTCCTTTTTCTTGGGAGGGAAATGTTCATCAAACTCTTTAAACCAATCCTCTTTTTGATATTCAATAGTATCATTCCACACTTGGGAATATCCTTCTTCATCTAATCCCCACGATATTTTAATCTCACAATCATCCTCATTAAAAGCTAACTCATCTACCCTTGCCCAACCATCTTTGTATAGAGCATCCGACCTAAAACTTTCTGCTGTATATTCTGCCCATAAAGTTAAGTTGTCTTCTGTCCATTCTCTTTTTAATTTATCTACATCAAAATAAAAACTTGCCATTATTACTCCTCCTCTGTTTGCTGTTCGCCTTCCATGTCTCTATACTTAGACATAAGATGGTCATTGTTATCATCTACATTACATTCTATTTCTTCTGCTATCTCAGGTATATCAAATTTTTTAATGTCATACCCTTCACTCTTACATCTGCTAAGAAATTCTTCTGATACAGTAGCACCACTTGCCATATACTCTCCATCTCCTAACTCTCCACTCTTATATTCTCTATAACAATCATCAGCTATTGTCATAATTTCTATAGGCATTATACCTTCCTCTTAGTGTTAGCGGTTAATACATATAGATAACCTTTTTCATTAACTATTATTTCTTCTTTTAAATATTTAACTATATCTAATGCATCATCACAATCATAAGCTAGTATTTTAATAGTCTGTGTAGCTGTCTTGAACAGATACTCTGATTGTTTTTGTTTTTTATATGCCATCTAGTTCCTCCTTTATTTTTTTATATGAACTCTCTATTACATCTTTATCTATTAGATAAGGGTTGTCATTCTTAAAAAAGTACTCTAAATTTAAAGATACCTTTATGTAATCTAGGTCAGGCTCATCCGTCTGAGTGACCTTAGGGTCTGTTAGTATTTCACGGATGGCTTCTTCGACTTCGTATATGGCTTCTTTAACTTTGCCCATTCTTCTACCTCCTTGTCTGTTATATTTAATTTTTCTTTTAAGCCTTTAACTTTCCAACTTTTCTCTGCTATAAGTTCTCTCATTGTTTTCTTTTCCATTATACTAACCCCCAAAAATCAAACTCACTCTCTAAGATTTCAAACTTCTCATCAAGTGTCTTATCAAAATAATCTTCCTCATAAAAATTAGATACCTCTTCTTCTAATATAGATTTATCTAGCTTACCTTTTATAATATCACACAACAATTTAATTTCATTATCTGAAAAGTGTTGCTTGATTTCTGTTAGTGTTTTCATATTGCTCCTGTTTATTTAATCACTATCATATGATTGTGACTATTGTGTGGCGAAAGCCATGTTAATTTTACATAGCTACTATGTGATAACAACATAACTAAAGTTCTATTTATGTTTTTATAATGTTCACTTTTCTTATAAATAATATGAGGTATAATTATATATAGATATTTAAAAGTATTAATCATCACACTTACATTACAATCTTTAACTGATATATATAACTAACCATGCACATACATACCCCAGTTAGTTGAAGTATATTCAATAACTTTCCATTGTATTTTTTTAGAAAATTTATTTCTTATACCATATTCATTTGCTTCTTGTTCTGTTTGCCAAATTTCATTTGAAAATAATTCAAACTTATCCACAGGTTTATGTATAATAAAGTACATATGTTCTTCCTTTGTTCTCTTATTGTTTTACTTTTGTTCTAGTAAATACAGGTTTATTTTCTACAGAATTTTGCTCTTCTATATATCGTCTTGTTGCGGATGCAAGTTTATTAATCTCATTATAAATATCCTCACCACTCCAATGTTCAAAGGGTTGCCATGCTACCTGTTCAATTTCTTCGAAAAGTTTTTCGTCTTCCATACCACCCCAACCCTTAGGTAAATCACTAAACAAATAAAAACTACTTGCAAAATTAAAGTCTTGAGTTTCTTGTTTAATTATATCTTCAGCTGTTGTATTAACATATATTTTTTTATTCATAACTTCCTTTAGTTGATACTTTATCTGTTCGTATTATTGAATAAGAGTTATCAATAACACCCTTCATCTTATATTGGTTGTTGTCTAACACCTCATATATATTTTCTAATCGTTGTTGTATATCACAATATGTGGTGTTATATTTTTTACTCTGCTCATTAACTATTAACTCTATAACCTTAGCAAGTTTAACTTTTAATGTTTTGATAGTTGTATCACGTAACATACCAAACCTCCTAAGATTATTAGTTGTAGTTCTATTGGTGTTTCTACAAATAGTTCAATCATTATATTCCTTATAAAAATTTTTATCTCCTAACTTTAATACTTCCATTACAAATGGTTTAACAGGGATGTCTTCATCAAACCTATTTACAAATTTAACAACATCATTCTTAGATTCTTTAGATACTACTAGCCTGTCTGTGGTATCACCTGTATAGTTTGCCAACCTAACGAAGGCATCTCTTCCGCTTCCATAAGGTTCAACACTTATCTCTTCTATACCTAACACTCTTGTTATTGCTAAACCTATAGGACAATATTTTCTACAGGCTTTAACACCATTATCAATATCTTCCTGTGTTATTTTTATTTTCATATTACCTTCCTGTTTTTTTCTTCCTACCTAATGGAAGTTTTTGTAATTTATGATTAAGTTTTTTATTACTATACCACTCAACCATAACTTGTTTATAATCAGGATATTTTATTTGAAAACTTTTTACCGCCTTCTTATATCCTCTACTCTCAATGACTACTACTTCTTTATTTTCATTTGCCACCTCAGGAAAATGGAAGTTTATTTTATCACTCATATTATTCCTCCTCAGTTCTAAGTATTCCATCTTTTTTTATTGTCGCTACTAAGTCTTCACCATCTATATCTTCATCATCCCATGTTGGTACAGTTTCTTTAACACCAAAAATATCCATACATATCTTCAACATCTTAGGGTCATCTAACTTATCATAGTTAACGGCTTTGTTAAAACCAAATGGGTCATTACTTTTTTTCATACTATCCTCCATTATTATTTTTAATTATACCTAACATAAACTTGTGTTTATATTAAGGCAATTATATTATATATATAATTTTTTATAAACTTTCACTAACAGTTTTTAAACTATAACCTAATCTTTTAATTAGATTTATGTCTACCTCTAGTAAAGTTTTATTGCCTGATATTCTCGCAAACAATTTAGCTTTGTTACATATAGGATATATTAATTCGTTACCATATACATTTTTTCTTTTTACTATTAGTTCCATATCACCTCCATTATTTTTGATTTAAATTTTCAGTAGTCGGTAGATATTTATAAAAATAAATACAACCAACACCAAATATTAAAATGCCTGTGAATAAATCTATGTGCATCATTATTAATACACCTAAAAACATTATCACAAAGCTTGTGCCAAATGCCACCGCCATTAATATTCTCATGTTATACCTCCATTAGTTGTTAATTAAAATTGTAATTGAAGTTGTTTACTTTCAAATTCAAGGTTACGTTTTAATATTTTTTCCTGCTCCTTATATATTTTACTACCTTCTTTAGTTAAAAATATATCAAAGTCCATACCATATTGTACAAGTTCATTTAAATCTTTACATATATACGATAAGATATAATCAATTAACATACCATCTTTATTACTAAGGGCTTCATCATAGGTATAAAAACTATGGAAGCCATCATAACTTTGTGTTGCTTGACGTAAATAAGTTAAAAATTTTAAGTTTATTTTAAACTTTTTTGTTAACATCATTACGTGCTTAACCTTAATACTACAATCTATTTTATCGGTTGCATAATTATAGTACTCAGGGCTGTATAAAGTTACATAGTTAAATCGCATCTTAACTTTGTAATTTTTATCTATATACTGCTCCAATTCATAACAATAATTCTTTATATAACTAGCCCTGATTTTTTTATAATCAAAGTACTCAAAGTTATTATCATTATTTTCTAAGGCTGTATCTTGAAAGTAACTGTCTGTCCTACGTTCAATCAACCCATCATGGATGCTTTCATAGAAGCCCCCAAAGTTTATTGTAGTTTTAATCATCTTCTACCTCAAATCTTACCTCAAATATTCCTTGCTTATCTTTGC